AGGTGATGACATCACAATCAAGCTGGACGCATGGCAGAACGATGGCCAGTACGGCACGTTCTTCCAGCTGAAGGTGAACACGTGGAAGAAGACCGAGACACTGGAAGCACCCAAGCCACCGGTGGTAGATGACAGTGACGTGCCATTCTGAGGATGCCATGAACGATCTTATCGACCACCTGATCAATGTTGCCAACCTGCGTAGCGATGCAGCCCTTGCGAAGATCATAGGCGTACACCCGCCTACGATCTCCAAGCTGCGGCATGGCCATGTAAACCTAACGCCGTCTGTCATCCTGAAGATCCACGAAGCTTTTGATATCCCGATCAAAGAGATCAAGCGGATAGCGAATGTCAGCTAAGTCTCCGACGCAGCGCAGCCTTGAGTATCTGCGGGAGCAGGGCTATCACTGTGAAGTGGTAGAGAAGTGGAACCCGTGGAAGCGTGTGCGTCAGGATCTGTGGGGCTGGTGTGACATCTTGGCTATCCGTCGGGATGAAGTGCTGGCCGTACAGGTGACTGCGGCAGGCGTGTCATCAAGGATCAAGAAGATCCAGGAATCCGACACTATCGCGCACGTCAGAGAAGCGGGCATCAGAGTGGAAGTACACGGCTGGACCAAGCGGGCTAACGGCAAGTATGCACTGAGAGTAGAGGACATAAGTTGATTCACTATCACGGATTGCCAATAGCACCAGCAACAGCGGCTGTTCGAGCTGTCAGCGGCGGTCATGCATTTGTTTCTTACGCTCATCCAGGGCAATTAACTATTGCCCTAGACGTGTGCCAATCTTTTGCTTTAGACAACGGTGCATTCAGCGCATGGAAATCAGGCGAGCCAATTACAGACTGGAGTGATTACTACGAATGGATTGCCGAGTTACACCGGTATCCATCATTTGATTTTGCGGTAATCCCAGATGTTATTGATGGAGATGAGGATGCCAACGATGCACTAATCGCTGAGTGGCCTTGGAAAGAAAAGGCTCCTTGGGTTGGCGCACCAGTTTGGCATTTGCATGAGTCGTTGGAAAGGCTTGATCGTTTGGTAACAATGTTTCCAAGAGTTTGCTTGGGCAGCTCTGGATCGTATGCTCAGATTGGCACAGATGCTTGGTGGAACAGGATGCGACAAGCCATGGATGTTGTGTGCGACAAAAGCGGCAGACCTTGCTGCAAGATTCATGGCCTGAGAATGTTAAACCCTGAAGTTTTCAAACGATTCCCTTTTGCGTCTGCTGATAGCACAAACATAGGCAGGAATATTGGCCTTGATTCACAGTGGAGAGGAACTTATGTACCACCAACAAAGGAGGCTAGGGCGATGATTATGCGAGAACGAATAGAGTCTCATCAGTCACTTGTCTTGTGGGACAGAAAAAATAATCTTATACAAGGAACTTTTTTTGATGGAGACTAGCCACCCACAGTTCGAAGCAGTCAAGGTAGGAATCAAGCAGGACAACAGCGGCTACATCCTGACACTGCGCATTCACCCCGACGATCTGGATGAACGGATCATGCGGGACTTCGTAGGCGCCAGATACATGACGGTGATGGTCAGGCTGAACGAAGAAGAGAAGCCCATGAACCGCGAGGCAGAGCTGGCCAAGGACATGGTGCGGGTATCGGGGATGCTGTGCCGAGATCCCAAGTTCTGGGAGTTCCTCTCGGAGTCCGGGCAGATCATTGAGAAATCAGACAAGGAAGCGACAGAATGGTTAAAGACATACCTGAAGGTGGAAAGCCGCGCCGACATTGGAAAAAGCCAGCAGGCGACGGAAAAGATGCTGGGAATAAAGCAGGAGTTCGCCGCGTGGAGAAGTCGAAGCGACTGATCCCGTACTCGGTCTATCTGGATCCTGAGATACATGACGCGCTGAAAGAGAAGGCTCGCAACCGGCAGGCCAGCAAGATCGTGCGGGATGCAATCACCATGATCCTGGAAGGCGGCGATCAATTCTCTAGCGGCTACAAGCAAGCGCTGCGTGACGTGTCCAGCTTGATCCACAAGGATGATCTCGCCGGCTCAGTATCTGTGAACGACAGACGGATCTCTGACCACTTGATAGATCAGATAGAGAGCATGGCCAATGACTAGAGATGACATTATCCGCATGGCGCGAGAGGCTGGAATATCTAAGCCGTGGGATCAGGAGCCTGTGAAATGGGAAACGCTTGAACGCTTTGCCGAGTTGGTAGCAGCAGCGGAGCGCGAGGCGTGTGCTGCGTTGTGCGACAAGATAGCTGACGATGATGGGTTTGAAGGTGGGTATGCAGACTATTGCGCCGTTTCTATCCGCGCAAGGAGAGAACAATGAGTAACTATCCGTTAGGCATGGTGTTGTTTGTAATTGGTTTAGCTTGCTGGTGTTTCTTTATGGGTTATTTGTATGGGAGGAACAGTGGCTAAGTTACCTTACACAATCACGATCTGCCCAGACGAGCCAAACCCTAAGCAGTTCACCGCGATGACGCCACAGTTGATCAACGCTATGCGATTTGGTTACGACATGACGATTGATCAGCGGCAGCAAATGTACCCCTCAGCACCGCAGGGTATAACGCAGATCAATAATCACAAGGAGAAGAACAGTGGATGAGGATAAAGCAGAAGTAATGCCAAATATAGATTACATATATTCGGCTGTGATAGCGGACAGTGAGGCACTGGAAGAGGCGAAGATGACGTTGGAGATCATTAAGAAAACTGATCCGGGCGTTTACGATGAGATGATTAACGACACGCTTTCTTTGATTCGCAAAGCGTTGAGCAGTTCTATCCTTAGTGTTGTCGATAGGATGGTTAAAGTAGAGGTAGAAGCGGAGCGCGAGGCGTGTGCGAAGGTGGCTGAAGAGATGGGCAACATAGACGGAAACATGAACAAGACATGGCGCAACGGATGCTTTGACGTTGCGTTCGCTATCCGCGAGAGAGGCGCGTCATGATTGACGGCAAGCCAACCATCATGATCGGCACCCCTGCGTACGGCGGTGCGATGTTCATGGAGTACGTCGACAGTCTCGTGCGGAACATCAGCTTCCTAGAAAGCAAAGGGATCAAGACGCGCTGGCAGTTCATGAACAAAGAAGCGCTGATTACCCGTGCGCGCAATGAGATAGCCAGATACTTCTTGGATGAAACGCGGGATGACTATCTGATGTTCATCGACGCTGACATCTGGTTCCCGACCGACGGTATCTATCGGCTGCTCCAGCATGAGAAGGATGTGGTGTGCGGGATCTATCCCAAGAAGTTCATGTTCTGGGATCGTATCCGGCAGGCTGCTCTGCGCGGCGAAAAGGATATCGAGAAGTTCGGCTGCTCGTATGTGCTGAATGCGGTGGATGATCAGGGTGATCCTGACGCAGTACCGCTCGGACCCGACGGCCTGGTAGAAGTACTGCACGGCGGCACAGGATTCATGATGATCCACAGGAACGTACTGAAAGCCATGCGCTTCAAAGTACCCACCTACCGCACGTCATTGATACAGGATAACGGACAGTTTCTCGCCCCACTCACCCGAGAGTTCTTCGGCACCAGCATCACAGAGCTAGGATTGCTGTTGTCAGAGGACTATCACTTCTGCGAGTTGTGGAAGAAGGAGGGCGGTAAAATTTATGCAGACCCCACGATTGAGTTACGCCACGTAGGCCAGCACGTCTACGCAGGGGATCTTATGCGCGCGGGGCGCAACAACACATAGGAGGAAGCAATGCTAAGAGATGGACAATTCGTCAAAGAGCCGCCACCAAAGATTGGCAGCCACTACGTGCCGCAGTTCTACCAGACAGTGCAGGACACCAACCGGATCATCGAGCAGGAAAGCCGGTGGCAGGCGTTCTACCGCAAGAACATTTCCAGCTTTGATGTTGGCGCAATCATGATCCTGATCTACGTAGCGCTGGCGGTTGTGATCACGACTCTGCGTGAGTTGTTTCACTTCATCTTTGGATGACCCGCAAGTTATTTGAGATGGCAAATCTGGCGGCAGAAGATGAGCAGTTGATCTATGCCCCAGATTCTGCGGCCATGTCTTGGATGCGCAAGTTCTCCAAGATGGTAGTGGCAACAGAACGTGAGCGCTGCGCTCGGCTGTGTGAAGAGGCCGGACACAAAGACATAGCAGCAACTATACGCAAGGGGGAGGAGTGAACAACTATCCGCGAGAGGGGTGCGCCATGAGCATTGAATCTTTGGTTGAAGTTAGAGGGCTTACAAAGAAGTACGCCATGACAAAACATTTTGGAGTTGTGGCTGTGCTGACTGATGACATTTCTGGCATGACTTACGTAGCCAGATGGATTAAAACTGGCTTTCTCGAAGAAGTACCAGAAGGACTA